CAGGTCAATAAATTATGAGAAAGCGAACTGGGTAGTCTGATGGCATATATTGAGTTTGAAGAAGATACAGATGACTTTGACATCTTGGTTGCCACCCTTGATGGCCTGAATGGTCTTGGCACTGACTGGGACGACCTGCTGAACTTGACCTTGCTTGCATCTGCGTATTGTGGTCAAATGGCGGAGATTTCGCCTGACGAATACATGGAGATTGTTTCGTCCATCCGCGTTACGGAAGATGGCATTTACGGAGAGGCTTGATGGCTAAGAAGGTTGTAACTACGTTTGAGGTGCGAACACCAGTGCGTCGCCGTCATAAAAAACGTGGTCTGCACATTCGTAAGAAGCTCGGCCCGAAAAGCAATATGAGGATTCGCTAATGGCTATCGTCTATCGTGGTGAGCGTTTTGCTGGTTACAACAAGCCTAAGCGTACCCCCAAGCATCCGAAGAAGAGCCATGCGGTTCTAGCAAAAGAAGGTGACAAGATTCGCCTCATTCGTTTTGGTCAGCAAGGTGTGCGTGGTGCTGGCAAAAATCCAAAGACTGCAAAAGACAAAGCGCGTAAGCGTTCTTATTATGCGCGTCATAACGCACAAGGTAAGCCGACAAGTAAGTTGTCTGCAAAATACTGGTCACATAAAGTTAAGTGGTAGGAGTTAGATATGCCAAACGTAGCAGGAAAAAAGTTCCCTTACACCAAGAAGGGTAAAACAGCAGCGAAGTCTTATGCAAGTAAGATGGGCAAAAAGGTAGTCAAGAAAAAAGCTACTAAGAAGAAAAAATAATGTATGTTACTGTTTACACACGTAACCGTGCCGCCGAGAAAGCAGCAGCATTGGAAGCGGAGAAGGTAGCTAAGAAGGCTGCACCTAAGAAACGTGGTCGCCCACGCAAACAGAGGACAGAGAAATGAATTGCCCACACTGCGGATACCCCAATCCCAATGGTTATACAGAATCCTGCAAGTCTTGCCGCAAGCCGCTGACGGTTGCTCCTGTGGTAGAGAAAAAGCCTGAAGTAGCCAAAGTAGCTAAAGTGGCTAAAACGACTAAAAAGGCTAAGGCAACTAAGAAAGCATAGTTATGGCTAAAATGGACGAAATTGAGTTTCAGGGCATTGTTCGCAATGAGATTGAACAAGCGCTAGGTCACTACGATACGGAGTACTCGCAAGACCGTATCGACGCGATGGACTACTATTTGGGTGAACCGTTTGGCAATGAACAGCCAGACCGCTCTCAAGTTGTTAGCACCGAAGTATCTGACACCATTGAACACATCATGCCGTCCTTGATGCGTATCTTTACGCAGTCTGATGACTATGTGCGCTTTGTCCCACATGGGCCAGAAGATGTTGCTATTGCCGAGCAGGCTAGTGATTACTGCAACTGGGTTATTAATAATGATAACCGTGGTTTTGAAATCATGCACAACTGGTTTAAAGACGCGCTTATCCTAAAGAGTGGTGTCGTTAAGTTTTACTGGGACGAAATCATCGAAGTTGAGACAGAAGAATATGAAGGTCTCAATGAAGATGAGCTTACCATGCTGATAGCAGACCCAGAGGTTGAGGTTGTCTCCCGCGATGAACGCACCATTGGTGAGGACATGGAAGGCCCAGAGGGCATTATTATCCCTGCCCCGATTATTTACGATGTAAAAATTAAACGCACAAAAAACAGTGGCAATGTTCGTATTGAGAATGTGCCGCCAGAAGAGTTCCTTATTGGCAACCGCGCCAAGTCTCTTGATGACGCAAATTTTGTAGCCCACCGTTCAACGATGACGGTCAGCGACCTTGTGTCTATGGGGTATGAGCGTGATGAGGTAGAGCAATATGCGGGATATACTGACCTTGATATCTCTGAGGAACGCACGTCGCGTTTTGAAGACCTTGAGACAAGTGCGGTTAGCGACAGCAATGACCCGACTATGCGCAATGTTCTCGTTACGGAATGTTATATTCGTTCTGACTATGATGGGGACGGGGTGGCTGAGTTCCGTCGTGTTCTTACAATAGGCAATGGCTACCACATTCTTGAAAACGAAGAATTTGACCATATTCCATTTGCTATGCTATCGCCAATCCTGATGCCGCACCGTGCTATTGGTCGCTCGGTTGCAGAGCTTGTGATGGATGTGCAGCTTATCAAATCTACCCTGATGCGTCAGTTGCTCGACAACATCTACAACACTAACAATGCTCGCGTTGTTGCCGTTGAAGGCCAAGTAAATCTTGATGACTTGTTGACGAACCGCCCCGGCGGCATCGTGCGTACTCGTACCGCAGGGGCGGTTCAGCCTCTGCAAGTTCCCGAAGTTTCTTCTTCTGTCTTCCCTGCACTGAACTACATGGACAGCATCAAAGAGCAGCGCACAGGCATTTCTCGTCAGTCGATGGGTCTTGATGCAGACGCATTGCAGTCCACTACCGCTACTGCTGTGGCTGCTATGCAGGCTGCTTCGCAAGGCAAGATTGAAATGATTGCCCGTGTATTTGCTGAGACAGGTGTACGCGCATTGTTCCGTGGTATCTTGCACTTGGTTACAAAGTATCAGAATAAAGAGAAGATTATTCGTCTTCGCAATCAGTTCGTGCCGATGAACCCGCGTGAGTGGGAAAGCTCTTATGATGTGCAAATCAATGTAGGTCTTGGCACAGCACAGCGCGACCAGCAAATTATGTTCCTCTCCCAAATTGCACAGAAGCAAGAGCAAGTGCTTATGCAGATGGGTGCAAACAATCCAATGGTCAGTATGTCTCAGTATCGCAACACGCTTGCCAAGATTGCTGAACTATCTGGGTTTAAAGATGCTAGTCAATTCTTTGCGCCTTCCGAGCAGATTGAAGCCGCACTGGCACAGCAGGCACAAGCTGCTGCACAGGCTGGGCCACAGCAAGACCCAGCTATTGCCCTTGAGATGCAGAAGATGCAGGCGAAGATGCAGATGGAACAACAGAAGATGCAGATGGAGTTTGACCTCAAGAGAGAGAATATGGCTGCGGAGCTTGAGCTACGTCGTCAGGAGCTTGAGTTTGAGCGTCAGTTGCGACTTGAGCAAATCCGCTCTGGACTTGATGCGTCAACAAATCTTCCTCGCGTATAAGTTCTTGCGCGCAAAGCATTGTGTTGCTATTTTGCAACAGTAGAGGAGACTACTGATGGATGAAGGCAAGAGAAGGGAAGAACAAAACAGGGGTGAACGCGCAAAGGCATTGATGCGCGAACCTCTGATTGTAGAGGCGTTTAATGTTCTTGAGGAGAAGTACATGAACGCACTGAAAGATTCCTCGTCATCGCAAGATGAACGAGAAACGCTCTTTCAAATGTACCAAGCACTAATGGTGGTGCAAGGCCATTTGTCAGAAGTCATCGAGACAGGTGACTTAGCGAAACTGGAGTTAAACTCCTAAAGAATCCGTAGAGGAGATAAAAGATGAGTGACGAACCTAGTACCCTGTTAGGAGCTGGTGAATCTCTAAACAAAGGTCAAGCTGTTGACCTTCTCTTGAATACCGACGCCCCTGAAGAGGCAAGCGAAGATACTCAAGAGCCTGTAGCTGAAGTTGAAGAGGTTGTTGAAACCGATGAAATGGAAGCGACATCCGAAGATGAGTTTGAGGCAGAGGATGCAGAAGAGCTACCCGAAGCTGATGAGGAATATGAGGATGATGACGAAGAGTATGATGTTGATGAGTCAGAGGTCGAAGAGGTCTTAGACGAGGAGTCATACTACACTGTGAAGGTTGATGGTGAAGAAAAGAGCGTCAGCGCAGACGAACTTGTCAAATCTTATCAGTTGGAGCAGGCTGCACAAAAGCGTATGCAAGAAGCCGCAGAGGTTCGCAAAACCTCAGAAGCAGAAGCACAGGCTTTATCGCAGCAGCGTGAGCAATACGCTCAGGCTTTGCAATCGTTGCAAGCACAGTTGGATACTGCTGGTGAGCAGCCCCAAGAGTATTGGGATACTCTCTACAGTGAAGACCCAATGGAGTATATGCGTCAACGTGAGGCCCAACGTGACCGTAAGGAAGCGATGGAAAAAGTAAAAGCTGAACAGACACGCATACAAGAAGAGCAGCAAAATGAAGCAATGCAGCAACGCCAGAGTCTTCTAGCAGAGCAACAGGAAAAACTCCTTGAAGCTCTACCAGAATGGAAAGACCCTGAAGTTGCACAGAAACAGAAGCAAGAGATTGTTAGTTACGCTCAACGCACGTTGGGCTTTAGCGAACAAGAAGTTTCTAACATTGCAGATGCTCGTGGTGTCCTTGCTATTCGCAAGGCCTATCTTTACGACCAGCTTATGGCTCAAAAGCCTGCGGCTCAAAAGAAAGTAAAGAAAGCTCCTAAGGTAACCAAGTCAGGCAAACCAGCGACCAAAGCTCAGAGTAACGCAAAGCGTAATAAACAGGCACTTGAGCGCCTAAACAAAACTGGCAGCAAAGATGCTGCTGTGGATTTATTACTTGAGAGAATGAGGTCTTAAAATGGCTACTTTTACTACTACCAACGCTGTTGGTGAGCGGGAAGATTTAAGCGACGTAATCACGCGAATTGACCCTGAAGAAACACCCATTTTTTCTGCTCTGAAAAAAGAGACAGGAAATGGCGTATTTGTCGAATGGCAAGTACAAGAACTGGCTGCTGCTTCAGCAACCAACTACCAGAACGAAGGTGCTGACGCTACTTATGATACGCCGACTGCCACCACTCGCTTGGGCAACTACATGCAAATCTCGCAAAAAGATGCACAAGTTTCTGGTACTCTGGACGCTGTTGATAAAGCAGGCCGCGACAAGGAAACCGCCTATCAAAAAGTTTTGAAAGGCCTTGAGCTTCGTCGTGACATCGAGAAGTATCTGCACTCGGATACAGCCCGTAGTGGTTCTGACCCGCGTAAAGCTGGTACTTTGTCAAGCTGGATTACCAATGTAGATGATGCCTCTGGCACTTCTGCTGCTACTGGTGACGGCACGGATGTTCCTGATATGTCAGGTACGAACCGCGCCATGACTCTGGCTCAAATCGACACCGCAATGCAAGCTGCTTACACCGATGGTGGTCAGCCGAACATGCTGGTTGTTTCTCCTGCTAAGAAAGCCGCTTTCAGCGACTTGAACAGCGGTTCAGTTGCAACCAACCAAATCAACTATACTGCTCCTCGTGAAGCAGCTATCGTTGGGTCGGTTTCGCTGTATCTGTCCGACTTCGGTCAGCTTGACGTTGTAATCGACCGCTTTGCTTCAGATGACCGCGTGTACCTGCTTGACAGTGACTACGCCTCTATCTGCACATTGCCAAACCGTAACTTCGCCGTACAAGAAATGGCGAAAACGGGTGACTCTGAGAAGTTCCAAATCCTCACGGAATGGACCCTCAAAGTTTCAGCACCAAAAGCGCACGGCGCTGTTTACGACCTGTCGTAAGTGTTGAGGGGGTAGCTTCGGCTACCCCCGTTCACTTTAGGGGAGAAAGATGAAGAAGAAACTTGTACAAAAAGATGCGGTCACGGGGAAAGAAACGTGGGCGCATTTTGACGAAAGTGGAAAGATTATTTTTGAAAGCAGTCAGGATGTTAGCTCCTTGCTTTCTCGCAACGCAGCAGAGCGTAATGAGTATCGCTCAAACTCGTTGATTGGAGATACGCAACGTCACCAACAGAAGGTTGCGGAAATACCCACAGCGTTGTATCATCAGCTAATCCAAGAGCTAGGCCAGCCGAAAGATAATCCTACTGGTTGGAAGAAGTGGCTTAATGAATACGATAATCGGTTTTTTAGAACCAGTGGCGGTACAGTATAATGGCAATCACAAATTACTCCGAGCTAAAGACATCTATCGCCAACTTCTTGGCTCGTGATGATTTGACCGCGCAGATACCTGATTTTATTTCTATTGCTGAGTCTCGTATGTCTCGTGAGATGAACGCTCGTAGCCAAGAAAAACGCGCCATAGCGACTCTTACGGGTGGTGACGCATATGTATCCTTGCCAACTGATTTACGCTCTATTCGCCTTGTAAAGCTAAACACTTCCCCAAAGGAAGTTCTTGAGTATTACACACCAGCAAAGTTGGATGAGCTTTACGCAAGTAATGCTCAGGGAAAGCCCCGCGCCTACACAATCATTGGTGGTGAGATTAAGTTTGCCCCAGAGCCTGACTCTGCTTACACGGCAGAGATTGTGTACATGGAGGGCATACCAGACCTTTCAGACAGCAACACAACAAACGAAATTTTAACTCGTCACCCAGACGCATATCTCTATGGCGCTTTAGCCTCTGCTAGTGTATATCTAATGGATGACCAGAAAACGACTGTGTATGAGCAGTTGTTTACACGGGCTATTGACGAAGTTAAGCGCGAAGAAGAGCGCAGCAAGCAAGCTGGTTCTGCTCTTCAAATGAAATCTGACTATGGAGAACTAACATGAGCGCAATGAGTGATTATCTTGAGAACAAGTTTCTCGACCATTTTCTTGGTACGTCTAGCACGTCGTCGCCATCTAATGTTTACGTTGCGCTTCACACTGCTGACCCTACTGATGCTGGTACAGGCACAGAGGTAAGCGGTAACGGCTATGCGCGTCAGACTATTGCTTTTGCTGCATCCTCATCTGGAACGGCATCCAATAGCGGTGCTGTTGAGTTTCCTGCCGCTTCTGGTGGTGACTTCGGTACGATTACCCATATCGGTCTTTGGGACGCATCAACCTCTGGAAACTTGCTTTTCCACTCAGCCCTGACCACCTCAAAAACTATCGCTGACGGTGACATCTTTAAGATTGCTGCATCAGGTATTGACATTACGGCAGCCTAGATATGGCTGACATTGTAGGGCCAAATCTTGAGCAGCTTGATAATTGGGGTCATTTAGAGCAAATCCCGAATCAGCCGCTTGATGCTGCGTTTTGGAACACATTGGCTTTGCGTGAAGGTGAGGCTACACCTTCTGTATCTGCTACATTATCTTCTTCTGCTATCAGGATTCAGTTTGGTGCTGCTGCACCGTCTGCGTCTGCTACTGTTACGCCAGAAGGCATACGCATACAATTTGGTGAGGGTAACACAAATGTTACCGCCACTATTACCGCAGATGGTATTCGGGTTCAGTTTGGTGCGTCTCTCGTAGTCGGCCCAGCCACAATGACTGCTGCTGGTGGTATTCTCGCAACTGGCTCTGCGACCCTAGACACTCAGGCTCTTATGAGTTCTGTGGCTACTGGTGAGTTTATCGGCGCTGCTGCTTTGTCTGCACTCGTTACATTTACTGAAACAGATGTAGAGATTTTGGGCGAAGACTGGTCTATAGTAACAGAAGAAGGCGAAACGTGGTCAGAGGTTTCAGAAGGAATAGAAATCTGGACTGTTGTTTCTGAAGGCTCTGAGAGTTGGAATGTACAATGATTAAACTAGGACAATTTTTACCTGACCAACCACCGTATCAGAACGCGGGAGCAACTGTTGCTACTAACGTAGTGCCAGCGGCTAACGGTTATAGCAACCTGCCCGATGTACTTCCCTTTTCTGGTGCGTCTAACAAATTCATTAGGGGCATGTTTGCTGCAAAAGATGACTCTGCTTCTGCTGCAATTTATGTCGGAGACGAAAACTCTCTTTATAAATTTGACGCTACTGACTCTAGCTTAGATGATATTTCCAAAACATCTGACGCATCTTACACAACTGGTGATGGTTACTCTTGGCGCTTTGTTCAGTTCGGGGAAGCCGTAATTGCAACCAACTACAGCGACCCAATACAAACAATAACCGCTGCTGGTGGTGGTCGCTTTACTGACTTGGCTGGGACTCCGCCGAAAGCAAAGTTTATTGCGGTTGTGCGTGACTTTGTAATGTGTGGTTACACTAACGATAGCACTGATGGAGAAAAGCCTTATCGTGTTCGTTGGTCTGGTATTGGTGACTATGATAGCTGGGCTGTGAGCGCAAACACACAAGCTGACTTTCAGGACATTTCAGACATGGGTTCTGTCACTGGACTTGTTGGTGGTGAGTATGCAACTATTTTAATGGAGAAGGGTATTGTACGAGCGCAATATGTTGGCTCTCCGCTTGTGTTTGAATTTGACAAGGTTCAACTACAGCGTGGTTGTAAGATTTCTGGTTCAGTTGCCTCTGTTGGTCGCAATGTATTTTATCTTTCTGATGATGGCTTTTATGTATTTGATGGTCAGTCTTCCAAACCTATTGGCGCGGAAAAGATAAACAGATATTTTTTGAAGAGGTTTCAGTCAAATAACTCTGCTCGAATGAGCGCCGTTGTTGACCCCTCTCGTCAGATTGTTGTCTGGTCTTATCCTAGTGTTGACTCTGGGGATGGCTCACCTGATGAGTTGATTATTTATAACTATGCAACGGATAGCTGGAGTACTGCTAACATTGGCTTGGATGCTATGGCTTCCTTATTCACTGCTGGTTATACTCTTGAAGGTCTTGCTACTATTTCTAGCAATCTGGACACTCTCCCTAGCTCACTTGACTCAGCGGTTTACAAGGGCGGAGAGTTTTTCTTTGCTGGCGCAAAGGATAAAAAGATTCAAACATTCACTGGCGAAAACCTTGATGCTATTGTGGAGACTGGCGAGTTTGATTTGCAGGCGGGTCGTAGCTCCCTTGTCAATAATATTATTCCATATGTTGAAAATAGTAGCGGCACAACTGCTACAATTACTGCACAGGTTGCTTCTCGTGACTCTAACAATGCTGAGGTTAGCTTTGGTGCGACTTCGACGCTGAACAGTGATAACTTCTGTCCAGTGCGCTCATCTGGTCGCTTTCATCGTGTGCGATTAAACTTGAGCGGCAACTGGACAAATGTGCAGGGTGTTGATGTTGACGGTCAAATTAGAGGCCGCCGCTAATGGCTAATCAATTCCGCAATCTTCCTAAAGAGGGTGGTTCACCGCGTCAGATTTCTGAGGTGGTGAACAACATTATGGAGGGTAAGATTAACAGCACTGGCACGTTTACGGCAGTAAGCGGTACTACGTCAACGACTGTTATTGACCGTCGTGCAAGTGTTAATAGTGTAATTTTGTTTACGGGTTTGGACTCTCATTACTATGATGTTGACCCATATATAAGCTCTCGTTTGAATGGCAGTTTTGTTGTTGGTCACAAGAACCACGGACACGATAGCAACCTTGCCTATGTTATTATCGGTTAAAGGAGATAACCATGACAGAAATGACAGCAAAGGATTATGCCAAGATAGGTTTTGATGAGTTTTTGCAATCCTCGGACAAAGAGTTTCCTTTTGAGTTTGACGATATATGGTTATTTCTTGAGCAGAGGAAGGCTGGGAAAAGTTGGCAAAAAAAGATACTAGAGTTTAAGGATGAGATAGAATCCCATGAAAAAGGTTTAGGGCCGAATATGCTTCCTGTTATAATGCCTGTTGAGCATAGCTTTACGGAAAAGCAGTACATAAGAGAGTTTAGAGCGCCAGCAAACCACACTATAGTTAGCAAAATCCACAATACAAATTACCCATTAATTTTACTTGAAGGGGATGTGACAATAGTGGAAAGTGATGCTATAAAAAGAGTGCAAGCACCTTTTTTCTCCATAACGGAGGTCGGAACTATGAGGGCAGTTATTGTTCACAAGGACTGTTATTTTATTACGGTCCATCCATCAGAGGCTACAAATATTGTTGATGCTGAAGAAGAGATTTTTGCAAAAACATTCGAGGAAGTAAATGTAGTTCCAAAAGACTTTTCCTCTATAGAAAAGTTTATTGAGCAGGTAAGGAATATAAAATGAGTGGAGCATGGACAGCAGCAGCAGTAGTAGGAAGTTCACTAATTAGCGCTGATGCAATGAAAAAATCCGCACGGCAATCAGGCACATCTACAACGCAAACCGCCCCGCCAACTTACATAGCTGGCGAATATGATGCGCTTGCAAGCCAGATTCAAGATATTAGGCAGAGAGGTCTTCTTGAAGACATCCAAACTCTTTCCCCTTATGAGCGTAGTCTTGTAGAGAGGGGAATGACCCGCGCTGCTGCTGAAGACCCGTTTCAGGCTGCTGGTGAGCGTGCCGTATCTGGGCTTCTTGGGGGCGGTGGTCTTCTCGATGAGGCGGCTCAAATGTATCGAGGCACAACTGGCTCAACAATGGAATCCCCAGAGTTTCTGGCAGCAAGTCAACGTGCGGTTGAGCAGGCGATGCGCCCTGTCACATCTCAGTTTGCTGCTGGTGGTCGCTTGGGTAGTAGGGCATTTGCCGATGCATTAGCTGATGCGAGTTTTGGGGCTATGTCTCCTCTGGCCTTGCAGGCTAGGCAACAGGACATATCGGCAGACCTGTCTAGGGCTTCTGGTCTTGGTAGTCTTGCTGGTCAACGCACTAGCGATATTGGCGCTGGCCTCACAGGTGCTTCTGCTGTTGGCGATATGCCATTCACAAACATCCAGCGCGGTCTTGGCCTCGGCGGTCTATTAAGCGGAGAGGAGTATGCGCTTCGACAAGCTCCCGTCACTGCAACGCAAAGGCTTTCTGATATTGTCCGAGGCTCTACTGTTGGCAGTAATGTAACTCAACCACTGTATGCGCCGCAATCGAGCAACGCGTATTTGGGTGCTGCTCTTATGCAGTCTGCTCCGCAAATTGGTCAGGCGTTTGGTAGTTTATTTGAACCTCGACCTCAAACTGTAAACTTTACTGGTGGATACCAAGGCCCAACGGGCGTAGGTGGTGGCTCAAATCCAATGGGCAACCTTACTGCTAGTGGCGCGCCTGTCGGCGGCGGTAAAACATATTTTTAGGATATTATGATGGCTAGAACATTACTTGAGGCAATTGGTTCTGATATTGGCGGTCTTTTAGGAAAAGTTCCTGAAAAAATTTATAGGGGCGGTCAGTTTCTTGCTCAACCTGCGCCCGATATGACTTTCTCTGAGGCAATGCAACTTCGTAGTGAGGCCGAAAGGGAGCGTCAAAAAGTTGCTGACGCACAGGCTGCTGACTTGGCCCAAGCCGAAGAAATCTCAAAAGGCAATCAAGCTGTGGCTTCCATTGCAGGTGCTATTCCTCCTGACGCTCAAGCTGGCCTTTTGCAATCTCCCGTGGCTGTAGCTCCAGCACAACAAGGCCTTTTGGGTAAACTTCCTTCTACACTTGCTCAGAATTTGCGAGACGCAATTATTGCCCAAGGCACTCTTGAGGCTGGTATGCCTCAGCTTGTCACTGCCGCCGATTTAGACAAGATACGCAGAACAACACCAGCAACCGTATTGGCTCAAATGGAAAAAACACGCGCAGCTAGAGAGGCGGAGCAACGTGACCTTGAGCTTCGTGGACTCAGTCTGTCTGGTAAAAAAGATGATAGCAAAAGTGATGAGGCGAACAGACGCAAGGCGTATGCAGTAGTTTCTAGCGTTGATGATGTTTTGTCCATTATTGATGAGCATCCTTATTCTGTGGGTATGGGAAGTCTTTTGAAATTTATCCCAACAACAAAAGCAAATCTTGTTGACAAGAAACTTGATACGATTAAGGCTCAAATTGGTTTTGCTGAACTTCAGGCTATGCGTGATGCCTCTAGAACTGGTGGCGCTTTGGGTCAGGTTACTGAACGCGAATTGCAGTTCTTGCAAAGAACTATTGATGCTATCGAGCCAGACCTTTCTGCTGAAGACCTCCGCAGAAATCTAAATAATGTAAGGCAGGTTATGCTTGCCATTGCCAACGGAACTCAAGACCCGCGTATGGCGGAGGTTTTGGGGCAGAGTGTCCAAGGTGGAGATACCGTTAGAACATACAACCCTGCAACTGGTGAGTTTGAATAGTGCCTGTTATTAACACACCTGATGGCTTAATCAATTTTCCAGACTCAATGTCTGATGATGAGATTAAGGAAGTTCTGAAAAAAAAGTTTCCTCAGATTGAGAAGCCAGAAGCTGTTGATTACCTTCGCGCCGCAGCGCAAGGGTTGACCTTTGGGTTTTCTGATGAGGCGGAGGCCGCATACAGGGCATCCCAAAGTGGTCGTTCTTTTGATAAAGAGCTTTCTGATATTAAAAAAGAGATGGAGTCGTTTAAACGTGCTGCTCCAGTTGCTTCTGTTGCAACAGAGATTGCTGGTGCTATTCCGTCTACGCTGGCTGGTGGCGGTTTGATTAGGGCTGGTCTTTCTGGTTTAGGTGTAAAAAGCGGTATTGCTGCTGGTGCAACGGAGGGGGCTGCTGCTGGGGGGTTGTATGCTGCTGGAACAGCAGAGCAGGGCGAGGGGCTAGAGGCTGCAAAAGAAGGCGCTGCATTAGGTGCAGGTCTTGGTGGCGCACTGGGGGCAGTCTTGCCGCCCATGTCAAAAGAGGCTCGTGAGCTTATTCGTCGCGGAGCGCCGCTTACTGTTGGTCAAGCTATGGGTGGATTGCCGCGTGCATTTGAGCGTTCAGCGGAGGCTCTTCCGTTTGTGGGTGGTGTTGTTAGTGGCGCACAGAAAAAGGCTATTGCACAATATAGCCGCATAGCTACAGAAGACGCACTAAAGCCGATAAAAGAATTTAAAGGGTTGCCCAAAGGATTTACTGGCGACAAGGCTGTTGATGCTGGCTTTAAAATTGTTAGCCGTGAGTATGACATGATTGTTCCAAACCTTAAGACATCTAAAGCAGATGATGTTACTAAGCTATTAGATAAATCATTGGTTCGTGTCGTTGACGACTCTGTTTTAGATGGGGCGACAGAGAGAACCCTTGAAAGAGATATAGAAAAAATAAAAAAAATGTTGTCTGCTAAAGATGGCAACATAAGTGGAAGGCAGATTCACACGGCAATCAAAAAACTTGGCTCTGATGCAAACAAATTGTCTAAGTTTGGCGCAGACCCAATGAACATGGAGCGCGGCAGGGCTTTGCGTTCTATTCAGCAAGACATGTTTGGATTTTTAGAGAAAAATAATTCTAAATATGCAAAGGAACTTCGTAATGCAAACGAAGCGTTTAAGCGTATGCTTGTTATTGAGAGGGCAAGCGTTTCTGCCATCAAAGAGGGCGGGGAGTTTGCTCCTTCTCAACAGCTATCACGCATGGCATCTATGAATCGTCGCGCCGCTGCGCGTGGACAACTTCAGGGTCAGGCAGATATTTTAGCTGCTCGTCAAATCCTAGAACAGGGTCGTGACGGTATTGCACGCCCACTCCTTGAGGCGCGTCAGCTTATGGGCGGCGTTGGTGCTGCGGGCCTTGCAGGGACTGCTGGCATTGCTCCTGCTGCTGCTGGACTTGGCGCAGTCGGTGGTGCATATTCGGGACTGTTAGCTCCGCAAGTGCGCCGTTTGTTTTCCACTTCTGCTGATATTGGGCGCGGAGTTGTCCCAGTTTCGTCGGGCCTTTTAGGACAGGAATAAATCATGGCTAAGAATAGTATTAGAGATTATGCAAACACTGCCGCATCTAACACAGATGTGCAGGGTCAAAACATCGACGAGGGCTGTAGTCCTGCTGGCATTAACAACGCCATCCGCGAGGTTATGGCTGACTTGGCTGATATTAACGACGGTACTATTAAGCTGGTGTCTCCGTCCTTTGATGCGGCAACCATTGGCAGCACTGCTATTGACGCTTTTCCGTCTGGCACAAAGATGTTGTTTCAACAGACCGCTGCACCGACTGGCTGGACAAAAGACACTACGCATAATGATAAGGCGCTTCGGATTACAAACGGCACTGTAGGCACTGGCGGTAGCGTAGCCTTTGAGACAGCCTTTGCCAGCCAAACACCTGCTGGCTCTGTTTCTGTTTCTGTTGCTAGTCACACATTGCTGCTCACCCAAATCCCATCTCACAGTCACACCATATCTCTGTTTGACTCATCCTCGCCAGACGGCTCTCCCCGAAAGGTTGCCGCAACAGATGACATTAATGACTCTCGCGGCACTACTGTTTCTCAAACCGCTGGCGGCGGGCAAGGACACGGACACCCCAACTCAACTGGTACGTTTACAGGCACACCCATTGACCTTGATGTCTCCTATGTGGATGTAATTATCGCAGCGAAAGACTAAGCCATGAAGTTGGAGGTCAAGCATAACTGCCCACTCAATAACTTTGAGCCTTGCAAGCAAATGGACTGCGCTTGGTTTATTGAGATTCGCGGTCTGCACCCGCAAACAGGAGAAGAGATTTCTGAGTGGGGTTGTTCCATGTCCATGTTACCTGTGTTACTAATAGAAAACGGAAGGCAGACATCTCACACTGGCGCTGCTATTGAGAGTTTCCGCAACGAGATGGTCAAAGCTAACGAGTTAAATACAGAGATTATGGTTGCTGCCGCTGAGGGTCGTAACCCAAACTTGATAGAGGGCTGATATGACCAAATCAAATATCACTGAATACGACAATACAGCCGCTAACAATACTGACGTTCAGGATGTTCCTTTAGGTGAAAACCTGATGTATCCATCTCATGTGAACAATGCGTTCCGTGAGATTATGGCTGACCTTGCTGACATAAATGACGGCACTGTTACGCTGACTAGCCCTGCTGCTGGCTCTATTAACATTACGGGCAACATCACAGTTGGCGGTACAGTTGATGGGCGAGACATTGCCACTGACGGCTCTAAGCTGGATGGCATTGAAGCTAGTGCTACTGCTGACCAGACTGGTGCAGAGATTGCTAGTGCAATTAGCGGTCAAACTGTGGCGACACTCACCATAACATCTGCTACAATCAACGGCGGTAGCATTAGTGGTATTACTGATTTGGCTGTTGCTGATGGTGGCACTGGCGCTTCTGATGCTGCTACGGCAAGAACTAATTTAGACGTTGACCAAGCTGGCACTGCTGTCGCTTTGGCAATCGCACTGGGGTAAACAATGGCTAATACATTTAAACTTGAAACTGACACTGGCGTAGGCACTGGCGCTGCCACCATCTACACCTGCCCGTCAAGCACAGCGACAACCATCATCGGCATGTCGGTTGCTAACATTACAGCATCATCTATCTCTGTAGATGTGCAGCTTGAGAATAATGACGGTGACAATATTTACATTGTGAAGGCCGCGCCTATCCCAGTTGGCTCTTCTCTTGTTGTTATTGGTGGCGACCAGAAAGTTGTTATGGAGGCGTCAGACGTCCTCAAGGTAACCAGCAGCGCGGCAACGTCTGCTGATGTGGCCTTGTCTATCTTGGAGATTAGCTAATGGCTTATACTGGCAAGAAGCCGATTGACCATACTGATGTAACGCAATCGCAGTCTATGACTGTGACTGATGACCTGACGGTTGACGGTGCGATTACATCTCAGAACGGCGTATATCTCGGCGGCACGGGTTCAGCGAACCATCTGGACGATTATGAGGAAGGCACTTGGACGCCGACATATGGTATGACTGGCTCTGCCGCTACCATTACACATCTTACCCAGACTGGCTATTATAGAAAAGTAGGTTCAACGGTTTGGATATGGGGGAGGATAAATACAAATGGATGGTCTGGTGGCTCAGGAAATGTTGTTGTAAATGGATTGCCGTTTACTGCCTCAGGTGCATCTTCCTTGTTTGGCAGTGTTCATTTCAGCTATGTAAATGCGTTTGGGACTAATTCTTTTCCTAGCGCTGCTTATATAGCCACAGGAGGTGACCGCTTTCAACCAATAAAATTGCCATCTTCTGATGGTAGAAGCGGGGCGAATACCCCTGTCTTCACCTCTGATATGTCCAATGTAAATTTTGGTAACGATTTAATTTTTGCAGGTTCATATATCCCAGCATAACCCGTCTGGAAGTCGGGTCGGACAGGTGGCAATTTCGCCACGATAAACAGAAGGAAACTAAATTATGGCATTAAGTAAATCAGTCGCAACAGACAAAATTGAAATTGTTGGCGAGTTTAAGGCTGTGCAGGTTCGCACCGCCACAGTTGTCAGCGAAGATGGCACAGAGTTGTCACGCTCTTTTAGCCGCCACGTTATCCAAGCGGGTGACGATTACAGCAGCGAAGATGCAGAGGTTCAGGCCGTATGTGCGGCAGTGCATACCGATGATGTTGTTGCTGCTTATGCAGCGCACGTTGCAGCACAAGAAACCCCATAAGGAAAGCCAATGGCATATATCGGAAAATCTCCCAGCACAGGCATTCGCAATCGCTTCATCTACACAGCGACTGCTGGTCAAGCTACGTTCAGCGGCACTGATGACCACAACCGCACGTTAAGCTATACCGATGCGGAGTTTACTGATGTATTCCTGAATGGCGTAAAGCTGGACAAGTCTGACTATACTGCCACATCAGGCACAAGCATTGTTCTTGATGAGGCTGCTGCGGTTGGTGACACTCTGGAAGTCCTTAACTTTGATACCTTCTCTGTCTTCTCTGGTGAGTTTAGCCAAGATGTCACTGTCGGTGGTGCTACCACATTGTCTGGCGACCTGACGGTTGACACTGACACTCTGTATGTTGACAGCACGAACAATCGCGTAGGCATCGGCGCTTCGCCAAGTAGTTTGCTTCATATAGAAGTGGATGAACGAACAGCATATGATGGCTCGGCTACTGATGGACAACTGGATGTTGGTTCAACTCTATTTCTTGAGCAATCAGGCGGAAACAATAATGCGATTTCGCAGATTGTTTTTCAGCCACGCACAGGATACGGCTATAACCGAATTGTTAACACTGGCGGCAGTTCACCTAAAATGGCCTTTGTTACTAATAACGCAGAACGCATGCGCATCGACAACAGCGGGAATCTGCTGGTGGGGAAGACTGTAACTGACAACACTACGACTGGAGTAAGAATTGGGGCTAGCTTCATTTCTGTTGTCGGGGGGAGCAATGCAAACACTGCTATTTTTAATCGGACTGGAACAGATGGTGAGATTGTTCGTTTTCAAAACGACAACACAACTGGCGGGTCGATTGGGACTAGTGGTAACTTGCTATATATGGCATCAACAAGCGGCGCAGGGTTTAGGTTGGTTAATGATGATTTACGCCCAGCAACCACTTCGGGAGGCAATAGAGATAATGCGTTAGACTTAGGCAATAGCAATGCTCGCTGGGATGACATTTACGCCACCAACGGCACAATCCAAACATCTGACCAAAACGAGAAGCAACAGATTGCCAGCCCGACTGACGCAGAGATGACTGCCGCCAAAGCAATCAGCACACTGTTCAAGACATTCAAATGGAATGACAAGGTTGAAGCCAAAGGCGATGCAGCCAGAACACACACTGGCGTAATTGCACAAGACGTTCAGCAAGCTATG